CTCCCTCTTTTTAAGAAAAATTCCCTAAATGGGGCCTCGGATACGTCTCCGGTGCAGGTTTACTGCACGTTTAATGCAGGAAGAGGTGATTATATGGCGAGACCGAGTAAGGCCGTGGGTGCTAATAACAAGCATTTAACGAAGGCCGAGAAGGATACGCGGGCAAAAGTCGAGAAGACTCTTAAGGGTGGCGACGACTTAACACCGCCTTCGTATCTCACGAAAAGCCAGGTCGAAGTCTATAACTTTATATTAGGACAGCTGGAAGAGTCTAAACTGCTCGGCCAGATAGACGTATTTATCTTATCCAGGGCAGCAGTCATAATCGACAGACTTAAGTATATGGACCAGAGAGCAGCCGAGGATCCGGATCTGCTCTTTGATAACTCTTTTAGGCTGGCACAGTCTCAGGCGTCTACTGAGTTTTTCCGCTGCTGTAACGAGTTGTGTCTATCTCCGCAGGCACGAGCGAAGCTGTCTATCTCGGCAGTTAAGTCGCAGGAGCCTAAAAAGAAAACGCTTATGGATCTTATAAATGCCGAGGACGAAGATTAGACCGGGTAAGCACCCAGCGGTGCAATACGCGGAGAATGTTACCGCGGGTAAGATCCGTGCTCCCAGATACGTGAAGCTCCAGTGTAAGGACTTCCTTAAGACCTGGGACGGTAAGAATAAAAAATACATAGTTAACGAGAAGCTGCTTAACAAGATCTACAAGCTGCTTAAGTGCCTTAAAATGGCGAAGGGCCCGCGAGCCGGTAAGAGTATTTACAGTGCGCTGGCCGGTTACCAGTGGTTACTTATCACGGCGGCGATCTGTACGGTGCACCGGGACGATCCGGAGAAGCGCCGGTATGAGTCGGTACTTCTCGAAGTCGCACGTAAGAACGGTAAGACTTTCGTAGTCGCTGTTCTTTTTTTAATTCTGTTTTATCTGGAGCCGGCTTATAGCCGCTTCTTTTCAGTCGCGCCAGACGGAGCTCTGGCGAAGGAGATTAAGGAAGCGCTCGAGCCACTTATAACTGCTAACCTGGATATATTCGAGGAAGGCGAGTTTAAGATACTCCGGGATAGCATAACACATAAGCCGACGCGTACCAGGTACGTGCCGCTTAACTACTCGACGACAAGATTAGACGGTAAAGAACCCTCCGTATTTATAGCCGACGAAGTAGGGGCGCTCCCCAGCCCCTACGCAGTCGAGGCCATGAGATCCGGCCAGCTCTTAGTAAAAAATAAGCTGGGCTTCGTTATCTCTACCAAGTATCCGACGGTTAATAACCCGCTGGAGGACGAGGTGGCCTACGCTAAGAGCGTGCTCGACGGTGTGGTACCGGACGATAAGCTTTTTGCTTTACTTTATGAGCCGGACGAGGTTACCGGGTGGGAGACTGATCTTAATATCCTCCGGGATGCTAACCCGCTGGCTCAGGAGATAGAGTCGGTATGGGAGGAGCTTATAAGTAAACGCGATAAGGCTATCCTCAGAGAGAGCCTTCGCGAAAACTTCTTAACTAAGCACTGTAATATCATTTACCAGGGTATCGGTACAGAAGCCTATATACCTATGGAGGACGTGCTTAAGTGTAAAGTGGATAGCATAGACTGGTCCGGCCGAGAGGTATATATCGGCGTCGATCTGGCTATGTCTAACGATAACTGCGCCGTGGCTATGGCCTCGGTGGACGATAGCGGCAATATCCTGGCGGATGTGATCGCGTTTATACCGGAGGGCCGGATAGACGAAAAGAGCGCCTTCGAGAAGGTGGACTACAGAGCCTTTATTAAGGCTATGAAGTGTATCGCCTGCGGGGATATGACCGTGGACTACTCAGTTATCGAGGACTTTGTATTTAATATCGAGGATAAGTACGGAGTGTATATAACGTCGATCGGCTACGACCGATACAACGCTATAAGCTCGGCCCAGAAGTGGGATACCAAGTACCAGACGGTACAGATCAGGCAGCACTCCGATACTTTACACCCGCCTACTAAGCTTCTCTTCGAGAAGTGTCTGGACGGGAAGTTTAGATACACCGATAACAAACTTCTCGAGATAAACTTCGAGAACGCTCGGTGCACCTACGATACAAACATGAACCGGTACGTTAACAAAAAGAAGTCTAACGGTAAGGTGGATATGGTCGTGGCGCTTATTAACGCCGTATATCTGCTGCAGCAAGATATTATTTTTGAGGACTGGGGCGTGCAATATTAGGAGGTTGTTAGAAAATGGGCTTTTTTAGAAGAGAAAAGCGCGGAGAAGATACCACGGTATCACCTCCGGTAAGTGACGTGCTCCTTCGGGCCCTTCTGGGAGACAAGGACGCGCTAACCGGTGAGCAGGCCATGCAGATACCGGCCTTCGCCGGTTGTGTGAACTTCTTAAAAGATACGATCTCTATGCTGCCGGTAAAACTTTACCAGGTAGACGAGGACGAAGACGGTAAGAAGATCATAAAGGAGATAGAAGATGATCCGCGCTGTAAGCTGCTTAACTCTGATCCGAAGGATACGTTAAGCGCTACCGATCTTAAGGGAGCGTGGGTTAAAGACTATCTGCTCCATGGATCCGGATATGTCTATATCAATAAGTCCCGCGGTAATGTCCGCTCGCTTAATTATGTAGACCGGGACGCTATAAGCATCCAGAAAAATACGGATCCGATATTTAAGAGCTATACGCTGCTGGTTAACGGGGATACTTATTATCCGCACCAGTTTCTTAAGATCTTACGCTCCACTAAAGACGGGTGCTCCGGTATCGGTCTTCCGGAGGAAAACGCGAAGATCTTAGCCGTGGCGTATAATACTTTAATTTTTGAAAATCTGCTGGTTAGTAAGGGAGGCAATAAAAAAGGCTTCCTTAAGAGCCAGAAGAGACTCACCCAGGAAGCTATCGACGCGCTTAAGGCTGCGTGGAAAAGGCTTTACAGTAACTCCGAGGAAAACGTCGTTATACTTAACGACGGCTTAGACTTCCAGGAGTCGAGCAGTAGCTCCGTAGAGCTGCAGCTTAACGAGAATAAAGAGACAAACCGGAGAGAGATCTGCAGTATCTTTAAGATCTGTCCGTCCGTTTTATCCGAAAAGGCTACCGACGAGGAGTACAACTTAACTATTAAAATGGCAGTGCTCCCGATCCTCCAGGATATGGTTACGTCGTTTAACCGTGACCTGCTTCTGGAGAAGGAAAAGGGCGCGTACTTCTTCGCCTTCGATACGGCCGAGGTTATGCGCGGCGATCTCGAGAAGAGATATAGCGCATATAAGGCAGCAGTCGAGGCAGGCTGGATCACTAAGAACGAGATCCGCGCTAAGGAAAACATGGTAGCTATTGACGGCCTGGACGTAATCGGTATGTCCCTCGGTGACGTTATCTACGATACCGAGCATAAGACGTTCTTTACTCCGAACACCGGCACGGTTGCCGATCAGGACGGTAACATAACGAAGACTGGCGTAGTAGAGGGAGCAGATCCACCGGAGCCTGCTGCCGATCCGCCGGAACCCGAACCGGAGCCGGATCCGGATAAAGATAAAAATATTCTGGAGAAAGGAGGAGAATGAGGGTGAAAGTTGAAATACGAGCAGACAACTCCGTCCATATTGAAGGCTATGTTAATGTGGCAGAGCGTGAGTCCCGGGCTGTAGTCACCCCGTACGGTAAAGTTAACGAGCTTATCGAGCAGGGCGTCTTCCAGCGAGCTATCGACAGTGCCGAGGAGATCGAGCTCATGGTGGACCATGACCGTGTTATCGGAAGTACTAAAGATAATCTTTCGCTATCAGAGGATGCTATAGGCTTAAGAGCCGACTTAACTACGTCCGACGAGGAAGTGGTTACCGACGCTAAGGCCGGTAAGATCAAGGGCTGGTCGTTTGGTTTCCGTAAGCCCGTGGATACCGTGGAGCAGAGAGCCGATAAGCTTCCACTCCGTCGTATCTCTGGTTTAATTCTCGACGAGGTATCGCTCATTATCAATAAAAACCCGGTGTACTCGGCTACTTCGGTAGAAGTACGGGCGGATAATGAGGAAGACGTTACCGAGACGAGAGCATACACAGAGACTACCGTGGAAGTAGTGGATCGCGTAACAGAGACCACCTACGACGACGGTACCCAGTATGTAGATACAAGGCACACCGAGACAGTGCAGACGCACGCGTCGGTACCAGTAGATTATGCAGCCTTCGAGAGTCGACTGGCTGCAGTAAAAAGATCATAAGGAGGATCTAAACAATGTTAAAAGAGTTAGAAGAGAAAAGAGCCGAGCTCCAGAACGAAATGGAGCAGATCCTTGCAAAGGCCAAGGAAGAGAAGAGAGCTATTAACGACGAGGAGAGCGCACGCTTCGACGAGATCGAGAAGGAGATCGGCGCTATCGACAAGACTATGACAGCTGAGAAGAGAGCTACAGAGCTCGCAGCTGAGAAAAAAGTAGAGGAGGATAATATGCAGACAGAGCAGAGAGCAGAAGAGAACGAGGTTAGGGCGTTCGAGGATTATCTCCGCGGCGGAGAGATCAGAGGTACCGATATGACGAAGACCGATAACGGCGCCGTTATCCCTACAAGTATCGCTAACAAGATTATCGACAAGATCGTAGAGATCTCTCCTATTTTCAGAGACTCCGATCGTTATAACGTTAAGGGTACTCTTAGCATCCCTTACTGGGACGAGACTACAGACCACATTACTGTAGACTATGCTACAGAGTTTCAGGCAGCAGACAGCCACACCGGCAAGTTTGCCAGCATTTCCCTTACTGGCTTCTTAGCAAGCGCTCTCGTAGACGTATCTAAGAGCCTTATCAATAACAGCCAGTTTGATATCGTTAACTTCGTTATCAACAAAATGGCAGAGAATATCGCAGCATGGATCGAGGGACAGCTCCTTTACGGTACTGCTTCTAAGATCGAGGGCCTTGCTGGTGGTATCACAATGAACGACAGCACAGCTGCTAATAACAAGGTTACTATCGACGAGCTTATCGCAGTCCAGGAAATGGTACCGGATGCTTACCAGGCAAACGCTTACTGGATTATGAATAAGAAAACACGTACTCTTATCCGCCAGCTTAAGGACGGTGACGGTAACTACTTGCTTAACCGTGATCTTAATGCTCGCTGGGGCTACACACTTCTCGGCAAGGACGTATACTGCTCCGACAATATGCTCGAGCTTAAGGCTGCTAACGCTGGTAAGTACTTCCTTTTCTACGGCGATATGTCCGGTCTCGCTACCAAGGTATCCGAGGACGTTAATATCGAAGTACTCCGCGAGGTTAAGGCAGCGCAGCACGTAGTCGAGGTTATCGGCTTCGTAGAGCTCGACGCTAAGGTGCAGAACGCACAGAAGGTAGCCGGCCTTAAGGTTAAGGCTTAATTAAGCAGGAGGTAGGATATGGATAACTACAATGTAAAGAATTACACCGAGCAGGGCGGAGAGGTTACTCATATCGGCGGCTCTCTTGTCTTCGGCGACGGTGCAAAAGTAAAGAACTTCCCCGGCGCGGTTAACGTACCGGACTCCGGTACAGCTTCTGCTATCCTTAAGAAGCTTCTGGTATCTCTTAAGGACGCCGGACTTATGGTAGGCGACGAGTGGAACGTAGGCGTTAAGGATAAGAGCACAGTAACCTGGGCTAATCTTCCTACAGCTGAGACACTCGCTAATACCGGACACGCTACCGTAGCTATCGACGGTACAGAGATTACCGTTACACTCGACTGCAAAGTATCAGAGCTCGCAGACGCCGACCACGGTGCTACCTGGGGCGTGCATAAGTGGCTCGCCTTCGGTGTTAATACCGGACTCGGTACCAGCGTAGCCGGAGTAACCTATACCGATACAGCCGGTACAGTAACTCTCACAGCCGACGACGACTCCGAAGCTGCTACAGTAGGTCTTACTACTGGCGACTTCGTGCTCTATATCAAGGCGGAGAAGGTACTCGCTCAGGGTGCGGCTTTCGTACTCGCTGGTTTAGGTATGCAGCCTACAGAGTATACTATTAAGATCGTCGAGGGTTAAAAACAGAGGAAGCCGGAGGTAAAAACTTCCGGCTTCTCTTATATGGATCCTGACGAGGAGGTGGAACGAATGAAAGTAAGCGAGCTTACGACCGACACTCTGCTGGAGTATCTTAAAGCTGACGAAGAGGCCGATAACCTCGACCTTTATCTCGAGAGTGCGATCTCCTTCGTTAAGCAGTACGCCGGACTTAATGACGACCAAATGGACGAAGGCGACGATATCGCTATGTGCGTCCTGGCTGTCGCTTCGGATATGTACGACCAGAGACAGACGCAGGTAGGTGTTAATAATTCTTATATTAACCGGTTAGTGGACTCAATGCTTACAATGCACTCGCGTAACCTGCTTTAAGGAGGTGAGAGCTTATGTACGTATTGAACGCCGGACGGTTAACCCGGAAAGTAACCTTTTTACAGTATGAGGATACAGTCGACGAGCATTACCGTACTAAGCAGGCTCTTACAGAGTATGCTACGGTGTGGGCCGAGATAAAGCCTATGAGGGGCTTCGAGTATCTCGAGTACTACCGGGAAAAGAATAAAGTACAGACAAAGATAACCTGCAGATACCGAGACGATATAACCGAGGATATGGTAGTTAGCTTTAACGGCAAGCTCCACGAGATAACGGCGATTATCGATATCGAGGATCTCCACACTGCGCTGGAGATCATGGTGCAGGAGAGGGTAGGTGAGGATAAATATGTCGGAAAGAGTGACGTTTGAGCTCGACGGTTTGGACGAGCTGGCCGCTGATCTGCAGAAAGCATCCTCGTACTATCCGGACGAGACTAAAAAGGCCATGAAGGGGCTGGCTAATCGTTTTGTAAAAGACGTGCAGCAGGAGCAGCCCGGATACGATCAGGTACTAACCTTAAAGAAGTGGAAACGTGAGGTAGAAGCTTCCGCCAATAATGGAAACATAGAGGTTAACATAACCAACACGCACCCGCTCCACCACCTACTGGAGAACGGGCACGAAAAATGGTTTATGGGGCACCACTTAGGCGGGTGGGTACCGGGAAAGTATTACACGGAAAAGACCAGGCAAAACTGGAACCAGTCCGGCAAAGTGGCCGAGGAACTTAATAAAATATGCCAAAGGGTATTTAAGAAGGTGAACTTATGACGGTGTTGGATATCTTAGCAGCCGGTAATAAGGTGCTGCACGACTGTTACCAGGGTGATATCCCAGTGTACGGCAGGGAAGTATCCGACGGATATAACACGCCGGCTTTTTTCACTGAGGTAGTAACCTCTGGCTACGATTATGGCACGAAATGTTACGCAGAGCTTACGTGTGCCTTTAAGATAACCTACTTCCAGAAGCTTCCGGACTCTATCGACCAAATGGAAAAAGTCGAGGAGATCCGTAAGGCCTTCGGGCTTAAGCTTCCCGTCGGTGACCGCCTGGTAACCGTTAAGGGATACGACGTAGGTTATACCGGAGAGCGTAACAACATATTACAGATCACTATCGACCTGGGTGTGATAGTCGACTGGATCCGCGAGGAGATAGAAGGCTACAGCCAGGCAGAAAACTTAGGTTTAGGATTAAAGGAGGACTAAAAAATGAGTAATATCCTTGCTCCCAGCGTTAATATCTCTTTTATAGAGAAGGCTATTAGCGCTATCACAAGAGGAGAGCGTGGTATCGTGGCACTCGTTATTAAAGAGGATACGCCGATCGACGTTACCACTGTTACTTCCATTTCAGAGATCCCTTCCGGACTGTCCGATTTTAATACCGATCAGATTAAGCAGGCGTTAAAGGGTTATACCCAGGCACCTCTTAAGGTTATCGTGTATTGCATGGACGCGGATGCAGACTCTCTCGCAGACGAGTACACTAAGGCTATGAAGTATCTGGAGACAGAGAAGTGGACTTACCTGGCTATCCCTACCGTAGGTACTGACAGCAAGGCTTCCGACGTAGCTACCTGGATCAAGTCCTGCAGATCTAATCTGCATAAGGGCTTTAAGGCAGTGCTTCCTAACACTGTAGCAGACAGCGAAGGCGTTATTAACGTTACTTCCAGCCTCGTACTGGACGAGACAACTTATACACCGGAGCAGTGCTGCGCTCGTATCGCTGGCCTCTTAGCAGGTACCGGCCTTACTATCAGTGCTACTTATGCACCGCTTAAGGACTTCACAGACTGCACACGCCTTACACCGGCAGAAGAGGACGCAGCTGTAACAGCTGGTAAGTTTGTCTTCACAAACGATGGCGAGAAGGTAAAGGTAGTAAGAGCTGTTAACAGCTTTACCACTACTACAGACACCAAGGGCGACCAGTTTAAGAAGATCAAGATCGTAGAGACTATGGATATGATCGAGGACGATATCCGCACGACAGCGCAGGATAGCTATATCGGTAAATATGCCAATACCTACGATAACAAGTGCTTACTTATCACAGCTATTAACGGCTACTTCGAGTCTCTTAAGAGCCAGGGAGTACTCTCCGGCGGTTATGTAGAGATCGATATAGATGCTACTAAGACCTACTTTAGGTCTAAGGGTGGTATCGTTAAGCTCGAGGACGGATCAGAAAAGGCACTGGATAGCTGCACGGACGACGAGATCAAGACAGCTAATACCGGTACCTGGGTATTTTTGCAGGGCCATATCAGTATCCTGGATGCTATCGAGGATATTGTGCTGCCTATTTACATTTAAGGAGGTCGCGTTATGCAGGGATTTAATGACGAGCAGGTAATTAACGGTACCTGGGGCGAGTGCTGGTTTGACGGCGAGTACATGGCCGAAGTTATTTCCGTTAAAGGCGAATATAAAGCCGAGTATACCGATATCCTTCGCGTAGGACGTCTTACCAAGGGTAAGAAGCTTACCGGGCTGGAGGGATCCGGCGAGGTTAAGCTCCATAAGGTTAGCTCGAGTGTTGCCAAGAAGGTACTGGCTTGCTTTAAGCAGGGTAAGGTACCTAAGTATACGATCATTTCCAAGTTATCCGATCCGGATAGCTCTGGTACTGAGCGTGTAGCCTTTTATAACAGTGTTATCGATAAGGCTATCCTGGCGGACTGGGAAGCTGGCAAAAACGGAGAGGAGACCTACGGTTTTACCTTCACCGACGCGGAGTATCTGGACTCTATCGACTAAGATTAAACGCCCGGTGGCTATAAAGCCGCCGGGCTATTTTTTGTAAAGGAGATTTATATTATGACAACAGTAGAACTCTTATTAAAATCAGACGCAGAGAAGCTTACAACAAAACCCGAGCAGAAGCTCGAGATAAAATCACTCACAGAAAAGTTAGGAGAGCCTTTTATCGTAACTATTAGAGCCCTCGGAAGTAAGAAGTTTACAGAGCTGTCCGGGCTGGCTTTGAAATCGGATAATACGGCGGATATGTCTAAAATGGCAGACGCTCAGGCTCTTATGGTAGTAGAGGCTATGGCAGAGCCTAACCTTAAAGATAAGGACCTGCAGGAGCACTTCGGCGTTAAGACTCCGAAGGACTTAGCGTTTAAGCTCTTCCAGGGCGGCGACCTCGCTGCTATCGCTAATGCGATCACAGAGCTTAGCGGCTACGGACAGAGCTCCGTTGTTGAAATAAAAAACTAATCGCGTCCGATCCGGATACAAACGCTGCCTACTGTCTGTTTCGGATGCACCACTGGAAGCCGACCGACTACTTCGATATGACTCCGGGCCAGCGCCGTGTCGTGCGGGCCTTCCTCCAGAAGGAGTGCGAGGATATCGAGGAGGAGCTCGGCAATATAGGAAAATAGGAAAGGGGTAAGTTAAATGGCAGGAAGAGTAATAGACGCTACACTGCGTTTTGTTGATAATTTTACTGCCCCCATGCAAAAGTCCATAACGGCTATGACGAACGGCTCGAAGAACGCTATTAAGCTCGGTAAGGATATCGAGAAGGCGGGTAAGAGTATTACTAACGTAGGTAGTAAGCTTACCACTACGCTTACGGTACCGATCGTAGGCTTAGCCGGTGCAGCGGTTAAGACTGCTGCCGACTTCGAGGCTTCTATGAGTAACGTTAAGGCCATTACTGGAGCGACCGGCGAGGACTTCGAGAAGCTTACGGCACTGGCCCAGGATCTCGGTAAGAGTACAGCCTGGTCCGCGAGTGAAGTAGCCGAGGCCATGCAGTATACCGGTATGGCTGGCTGGACCGCTCAGGAGAATATCGACGGCTTAGCGGGCGTGCTTAACCTTGCAAGTGCTACCGGCACGGAGCTGGCGCGTACGTCCGATATCCTTACGGATGCTATAAGCGCCTTCGGCGATACTGCTGCCGACGCTTCGAGATACGCGGACGTAATGACAGCGGCAAGTACTAACGCTAACGTTAACGTAGAGCTCTTAGGAGAGTCTTATAAGTATGTGGGCTCTTTAGCCGGTACTATGGGCTATGAGATCGACCAGGTAACCACGGCGCTGGCTGCTATGGGTAACCAGGGTATTAAAGGATCCCAAGCTGGTACTTCTCTTAAGAACGCGATAAGCAACTTAGCAGCGCCTACGGACGCTATGCAGAAGGCCATGGACGACCTGGGTATCAGTATCGTTAATAACGACGGTACTATGAAGTCTTTCGAGGACGTGGTAGATAATCTGCAGTCCAGCTTCGCCGGACTCACTGAAGACCAGCAGGCGGCCTACGCTAAGACGCTCTTCGGTAAAAACGCTATGGCGGGTATGCTGGCGCTTATCAATACCTCGACAGAGGACTATAACAAGCTGGCCGACGCGATCAGTAACTCCGGAGGAGCTGCTGAGGACGCAGCTAATACCCAGTTAGATAACTTAAAGGGACAGTTAACGCTACTAAAATCTGCAGTAGAAGGTATCGCTATATCCTTCGGTAACAAGCTGCTGCCTTATCTTAAAAAGGCTGCGGAGTTTGCCCAGGGGCTCGCAGATAAGATTAACGGACTAAGCGACGAGCAAATGGATCTTATTATTAAGATCGCTGCGGTCGTGGCTGCTATCGGTCCGGCGCTTATGATCTTCGGTAAAATGGTAAGTATCGTAGGCAAGGGCATACAGATCTTTAATATGGTACGTCGTGCCATAACGCTGGCCGGAGGAGCTATAGGGCTTATCACTTCGCCGGTGGGTATTGCTATTATCGCTATCGTGGCACTTATAGCTATTATCGTGCTTCTTATTAAGAACTGGGATAAGGTTAAGGCTGCTGCCGCGAACGTGTGGAACTATGTTAAAAGCGTCTTCGCGAGCATGGGTAAGTCCGCTACCGGACTCGGTGAGAAGTTTGCCGGGATAAAAGAGAAGGTAGGCGTCTTCGTTAACGCCGTAAAGAACCTCTGGACGGTAATACAGCCGGTCGTATCGGCTATCGGTAGTCTCGTGGCTACAGTCTTCCAGGCTCAGATCGGTGCAGCTATCGGAGCGGCTATCGGCTTCTTTACAAACATGGCTAATACGGTTATGGACGTAGTAGGCGGTATCCTGGATATCCTTAGCGGTATAATTACCTTCCTTACCGGAGTATTTACCGGTAACTGGCAGCAGGCCTGGGAGGGTATCGTATCTATCTTTAGCGGTATCTTCGATACTATCGTCGCTCTGGCGAAGGCTCCTATTAACGGAGTAATCAGTATAATTAACGGCGCTATAGCCGGTATAAATAATCTGGGACTTACGATACCCGACTGGGTACCGCTTATCGGCGGTAAGTCCTTTTCGATTAACATACCGACGATCCCGACGCTGGCTACTGGTACAGACTACTGGCGCGGTGGTATAGCTCAGGTATCAGAGCGCGGCGGTGAGATTATCGACCTGCCCCGCGGATCCAGAGTATACCCAGCAGGCGAGACCGAGCGTATGCTGCGTAATCAGTCTGCAGGTAACCACTTTACCCTGGAGAAGCTGGCGGACAGCATTATCGTAAGGGAGGACGCCGATATCGACAGAATAGCGGAAGCTTTGGAGCGTAAGCTTACCAAAGTGGCGCTTAATATGGGAGGTGCATACGCGTAATGGAAATATGGCTTAAGAATAGCAAATATAATATACGCTTCCCGGTGCTTCCTTCTGAGTATAGTATAAGCTCTTCCAGTAATAATACTTCGGTTAACGTTACGGCGTTATCCGAGGTTACCTTACTGGGTAACAGACAGCTGCAGCAGGTGACCTTCGAGGCGCTTTTCCCGAAAGTATATAACAGTACCTACTGCGATATCCCTCCGGAGCATAAGCCTGCAGATTATCGCGAGATCTTCGAGAAAATGAAGCAGGCCGGTGTGTGTAAGCTCACGCTTACCGGAGTTAAGTGGTCTAAGAAGGTTACCATAGAGCAAATGGACTCGACGGAGGACGACGGTACCGGAGACGTAAAGATTAGCTTTACGTTTAAGGAGTATGTGGCCCCGAAGGTTACCAAGATTAAGAGCACAAAGAAGAAAAACGGTAAGAAGAAAAAGACTAAGACCTCTAATCGTACGACCAAAAAGACCGAAGACCGGACCTATAAGGTTAAGAACGGTGATACCCTATCACGTATCGCCCAGGCCCAGACCGGTAAGAGCGGTAACTGGAAGACGATATACGAGGACAATAAGGGGACGATCGGATCGAACCCGAATAAGATTAAGGTCGGACAGTCGCTTAAGCTCCGTGCCTCTTATTAGGAGGTGGCGTTATGAAGCTTTACCTAATCAAAAAGAAGGCGACCTACGACCTATCTAACGTAGTAACAAGTATCACATGGAGCGGCAGTCTGGAGCAGGCGAGCCGCTCCGTTGAGTTTAGCGTATGTAACGCTCCACTGGATACAAACCTTAAGAGCCTGCCGAACATAGCGACCGGGGACTTTATCCGGTTAAAAGAGAGCGGCGAGACTTTATTTTTTGGAATGATCTACGTAACGGAGCGTACCAGCCAGGTGGGAGAAGTAGCCTATACGGCTTACGACCTTCTCTATCACTTCACTAAGTCGAGCTGGTGCAGATCCTTTAAGAATAAGACAGCGGAAGCCATAACGAGGGAGTGCTGTAAAGAGGTCGGCGTAACTGCCGGATCCATAGTAGCGACCAAGGTTAACCTGGCGAAGCTGCTTATCGATAACGAGACTATCTACGACACTATGCTTAAGGCATATAAGAAGGCCTCGAAGACCACCGGTAAGAAGTATCTTATCCGTATGGTAGATACTAAGCTGTCTGTTATCGTTAAGGGTAACACGACCAGCAAGATCATGCTTACGGACAGTACGAACATTACCCAGGCGAGTATTAAGGAGTCTGCGGAGGATATCATAAACCGCGTTAAGATCTACGACGACAAGGGTAAGCAGACCGGTGTGGTATCCAGCAGCGACAGCCTAAAGAAGTACGGAGTCTTCCAGGCGGTATATACCGAGGAGGAAGGCGTTAACGCTAAGACGGCTGCTAAGGAGAGCTTTAAGGAGCCGACGCAGGAGATCACGCTGGAGGCTATCGGCGATATCACCTGCATAAGTGGTTATGCGATCCAGCTTAAGGATAAGTCCACCGGTTTAACCGGTAAGTACTGGATCATAGACGACAAGCACTCTTTTAGTAACGGCGTGCATACCATGACTTTAACGCTCAGTTTCAAAAATCTTATGAGTTAGGAGGGCTTTTATGGCAGATAATTCTTACGAGAAGATCATAAGGCTTATGCAGTCCCAGGGAGCCGTTAATAACTCCGCAGAGGTTAAGGTCGGTGTTATGACCGGACCGAAGAGCTGCACGGTCGGAGATCTGGCACTGTCCGGATCCGATCTTATGATCGCAGAGCACTTATTACACAAAGTAGCCCTCTATAATGAAGAGGAGCAGTACTTAAAACCATTAAAAAAAGGGGATGTAGTGGCTATCACCCGTATAAGTGAGGACTGCTACGCTATCCTCGGAAAGTTGGTGAGCGTATGAGTTTATTACCTTCCTTCGCGCTGGATGCTGTCGAGGAGACAGAAGAGCTCGAAGAAAATCTTATAGACACTCCAAAAGAATACGGTATAGACTTCGCCACCGGACAGCTCACCGGTACGACGGTAACCGGACTGGAAGCCATAAAGGTATGGATATGGTTAGCGCTTCACGTGGAGCGCTACCGTTTTCCGATATATACCTGGCAGTACGGGGCGGAGCTCGACCAGTATATAGGTAAAGGATACTCCCAGGAGTACCTGGAGGCGGATGTGCAGGAGTCTATCGAGGACTGCCTTATGCAGAACGAGCACATAACTGCACTTACGGACTTTAGCGTATCCCTTACCGGAGATAAGTTAACGATAAGTTTCCACGTGGAGACGGATATAGGAGGTATAGATATAAATGTTTGAGGACAGAACCTACGAGGCCATTATGGAAGATCTGCTCGATAATGTGCCTGCGGACGTCTCTACGGAAGAGGGTACCGTTATACAGTCGGCGTTATCGCCTTTAGCCTACGAGCTGGAGAAGCTGTATATCGAGTTTGATAACCTGCTTAAGCAGACCTTCGCGGAGACTGCAGATTATGATTACTTAGAGCTTAGGGCAGCAGAGCGCGGACTTACTCCTATAGAAGCTACCTACTGCCAGAGCTTAGGCGTATTTAACGTGCCGATACCGGCAGGCAGCCGCTTTATGATCTCCGACCTTTACTATATATCCGGAGAGTCTTACGAAGTAGGCAGCGGATACGGCTACGTTATGACGTGTGAGACAGCCGGAACGGTAGCCAACGGCGTAACCGGATCGCTGGAGCTTATAGAGGCGGGCTCTGAGGACTTCGATATCGAGAGTCTTACCTCTGCGGAGCTGGTAAGTATCCTTATCGCTGCGCGTGATAAGGAGACGCAGGAAGACTTCCTGGAGAGATATCTCGACTCGTTCAATACTAAGGCCTTCGGCGGTAACGTCGCGGACTATATGGAAAAAATAGGCATGATAACCGGAGTAGGCGGCGTGCATATTTATCCGGTATGGGACGGCCCCGGAACAGTTAAGGCCGTGATTATCGGTAACGATTATCTGCCTGCCAGCGCTGCGCTGGTAACACTGGTACAGTCTACCATGGATCCGGACGGTGGCCTCGGCGGCGGTATGGTCCCGATCGGGCACGTGCTTACCGTGGTAAGTGCTACCCAGGTTAACGTTAAGGTATCCGCTACGGTTACACCTACCAGCGGAAGCATAACGCCGGAGCTCGAGGCTGCTATTACTGCAGCTATCGAGGCGTACCTTGCCGGGCTTCGTGAGACCTGGGAGAGCGAGTACGTAGACAATAACGCCGGACTGGTGGTAAGGATAAGCCGTATAGAGTCGGCTATCCTTAACGTGGAAGGCGTTACGGACGTGGCTAACGTCAAGATCAATAACACAGCGGCTAACCTTACGCTGGACGATAAGGAGATCCCGGTATTAAGTGAGGTGGAGGTGGTGTAAATGTTAGTAAACTACGAGAGCTACCTGCCTCCGGTACTTGCCGCTACGAAAGAGTTTAAGGCGCTGGACCAGACGGTAGATAAGTACTTTAACGTAAAGCTCTGGCCCGTAGTTGTAAAGCAGGAGGATAACGAGTTTATCACGCTGGCCGACGAGGACGGTATAGCCTACTTCGAGAGCCTATGCGGTATCACTCCGGCAGCAGGCGATACACTGGAGAGCCGCCGCTCTGTAGTGCTGGCTAAGTGGATAGATCAGCTGCCATATACTTACGGTACGCTTATCTCGAAGCTTAACACGCTATGCGGTACCGGTAATTATGAGATCCTGCCGTACTACGACCAGTACACTATCGGACTTTATACGCACTCGGTAAGGAATATCGAGGAAGTAGAGAAGCTTCTGCACGAGATCGTACCGTGTAATATCTATATGGATATCCATAACGAGCTGTCTGTCGAGACAGAGGGTGCTATCTACATGGCCGGAGTGGTATCGACGACTCACCACTTACAGCTGTCTACTGTAGATACTTCGTCTCAGACAGTACGTAGCACGACTTACTACGGAGCAGGGCTTACAAAGAGTAAACATATAAGCATTAAAACTACTTAGGAGGTAAAAAGATGCAGAATTTAGTTATCACAGACGCCGGACGGGCCCTTATGGCCGAAATGGTAGCCGGGACGAATACGGCGAACTTCTCGAAGCTGGTAACCAGCGACCACGACTACAGCGGTGCAGATCTTACCCAGCTTACAGCGCTGGAGGATCTTAAGCAGACTGTAGACGTATCCGGCGTAAATGTAACCAGTGACACCCACGTGGAGGTCTTCGCTCGCGTGGATAACACGAACCTTAACACCGGATACTATATTAAGGCTATCGGCCTCTTCGCGGACGACGCGAGCAATAATAGGATCCTTTACGCGGTAAGTATCGCGGACCAGAACCCGGACTGGATGCCCGCCTTCGGTGGCACGACTCCTACCGGTTACAGCTTCACCTTTAACGTAAAGGTGGATGATTCCAACGCGGTAACCATTACGATAGATCCTGCTGCCGTGCCTTCCATAGATCAGTTTAACGCAGCAGTAGCCCGTATCGATACTGCAGAGGGCGATATCGACGATATCGAGACCGCTCTCGGCTCCACTGATATCTCAGGTATCGCAGACGGAACGGTTACCGGAGCTATCGACTTTTTACATAAAAAGGCGCTCCTGGGACACACTGCAGCAGAGCGTAACAGCTTTATCGTGATTAAGGATATCACGGACGATATTTACGACGCAGACTCCGAGATCAGGGCGGCGATCGCTACCGGGGACTTCTCTCTGGTTAACCCCGGTAACTATATTATCGGTAAGGCTACCGGTACTAAGTACTGGGTAGTAGAGTGCGACTACTGGTATGGTAACCGTACTTCCGGCTACGGCCAGAGCGGATACGCGGAGAGCACTCACCACTTAGCTATCATGCCTCAGCAGCTTATCGGTGCGAGCCCGCTTTTGTGGTCCGGCGTAACCTACCAGGGCTCCGGTGTTAATAATACCGTCCAGGGCTGCGCTCCGTGGAATACGACTAATACTACTACCGGCGGCTTTATTGGCAGCTATATGGTTACTGATATCCTGCCTGCGGTATATACGAAGTGGCTTAAGGCAGACTTCGACGACTACGGTGTTAACGTTCTTAGCTTCTATACTTTGGATAGTAATGCTATTAACACTTCTGCTGCCTGCCAGGGTTATAGTGGCTTCTCTGGTGCTGCTTCTAACTGGACGTGGCGTAACCCGAAGCTTACCTTACCTTCTATCCAGAACCTTACCGGATCCGACGGCTGGCAGTCTTCTGCTTATGACGTGGGTATCCAGAAGGAAATGCTCGCGATCTTTAAGGCTGGTATGAGCTACCAGGACTTCCTGGGCGATATCGAAAATACCCAGTACAACCGCTGCACCTGGACTAAGAACGTTGCGGCCTCCCAGTCCGTGTGCTATGTCCATAGCAGCGGCCTTTCCGTCGACGCCAACGCGTCTCTTGCTTATGGCGTTCGCCCGCTTGCCTTTATTGCGTAGCCAAATTAAGCCCCCGTGTGGGGCTCTGCTAAGTATAAAGACAAGGAGATAACCAGAGCATGAGCGTAGTAGCAAGCGAGCGTACAGAGTCCTCTACTGAGTTTTTCGACGTGGCTATAACCCTCCGGGCGAAGATCACGCAGATACTTAAGGAGGACTTCGGAGACGATAAGAGGCTCTTAGAGCTTCCGGACGGATCCGTGGTAGAGAATAGAGACTACTGGTTATATAAAGAGATAAGGCAGCGTATCTTCGGATATGCTGCCGATCTTATCGCCAACATAACGGCGGCTAATACGATCTATATCACTACCCAGAACGAATACGGCACACGACGTAAGTATATGACTGCTGCTATAGGTAACTGCCAGCAGATTATCCAGGAAATGACCTACGCGGTAAAAGTACTGGATATCCCTGCAGGTAAATATCTGCAGTATGTAGATAAGCTTAACGCCGAGGCCGAGCATATAAAGAAGTGGCGGAAGTCCGATAACAAGGTACTCCGCCGGATACTAAAAGAAGAAAAGGAGACAAGAGATTTACTCTCTTAGCTTAGGTGTATACCTGATGTTTGCGAACTCCACGAACGTGTGCAATGTCAATAACAACGGCAATTCCAACAACAACAACGCGTCTAATGCTAATGGCGTTCGCCCGATTACCTAAGTCTGCGATTAGCTACGAGCGAAAGCAGTAGATATAGGCAAGGAGGTATACAGCCTTCCCTTTATGGGTAAATCATCTACCAGGACGCGGCCTAATACGTTAGCTGTCCGCTATCAGCCTGGTAGAATTTTTGTAAAAATTATGAAAAGTATGGCAGACGTATACAGCGCGGAGGCCCTGATCGACTCCTACGAAGAGATTAAAAAGCCGATACGCTGGAAGAACTCGGTACAGCTCTACGGCATGAACCTGCTAACTAACGTGTCGAAGACCATAGCAGCGCACGAGGCCGGTACGACTGAGTACCACAAGGGCGCCGAGTTTACGATACACGAGCGCGGGAAGATCCGGCACATTACGCCGGTGCCTTTTCCGGAGCGCGTACCGATACACGCCTTCGTTAAGGTGGTACTTATCCCAGAGATAAGGCCGAAGCTTATCTATGATAACTGCGCCAGTCTTAAGGAGCGCGGTATCGATAAGCAGCGGGATCGTCTGGCCGTGCATTTACATAAGTACTATATGCACCATGGTACTAATAAAGGATACGTCCTCTTTTGTGACTTTTCTAAGTACTTCGATAACATAGACCACGAGATCCTGGTTACTCAGCTCCGTAAGATATTTACGGACGAGGAGATCATAGACGAAGTAAAGAGGATCCTTAAGCTGTACCGGGTAGACGGCTCGGTAATGACCGACGAAGAGTACGTACAGTGCCGGGACGGAGTGTACGACTCGAAAAAGTATTACGCCAGGACGGAGAAGATAGCGCAGGAGCGCTATATCAATAAGTCCGAGGGTATCGGCTCGGAGCTCTCCCAGATAACCGGCGTATATCTACCTACGCCGATCGATAACTATGTTAAGATCGTGCGGAGTTATAAATATTATGGGCGGTATAACGACGACTTCTACGTGATCGGTGAGACACGGGAGGAACTCGAGGAGCTTCTGCTGGAGATCGAGCGCATAGCATCCCAGCTTAAGCTCTTTTTGAATTTTAAGAAGACCAGGATCGTACCGCTGGATAAGCCTTTTAAGTTTTTGAAGATCCGCTATAGGCTCACTGAGACAGGTAAAGTAGTCCGGAGCTACAGCTCAGAGACTTTTTACCGTGAGAAGAGAAAACTTAAGAAGCTTAAAGCCAAGCTCTTACGCGGCGAGATAACGTACCACACTATCGAGCTGCAGTATAAAGGCTGGCGCGGGCATATCACCCGGAAAAAGAATAAGAAAAGTAAACACGGTAAGCCGATATACAGCAACTATAAGAGCCTAAAAGAGACGGATCGGCTGTATGAGGAACTATTTAAGGATTATCTATAGGAGGATAAGAGCATGGAAGAAAATAAGCAGAGTATCGCGCAGCAGATCGCAGACCTTAAGCTGGAGCTGTCGTCTCCATTCTCCCCGATCGGAGACTGGAAGATAGCAAAAATCACAGAGTACCGCGCTATGGGCCTCGAGGATCCATACGATATGGAAGACCTTAACGCTAAGCGCCAGGCAGTGAGAGACAAGATTAACGAGTTAGAAGCTTTAGTGGAAAGAGGGGTATCTTAGGGGTTATGCAGCACGAATTTACTTTTACACCGGAGCAAGTTTATCTCACCATACTGGCTATAGCCGGTTTTGTCACGTCTGTAACGGCAGCGATTAAGATTATAGGTGATGTGATCCGGAAAGCCAAAGAACCGGACGAGCTGCAGAATAAGCGTATTGAGTCCGTGGAGAAAAAGGTCGAAGATATCGACGAGAGGGTTAAGAAGTTAGAGGCGCAACAAGAGAGAGCAGAGGAAGTATGGGTGCTTTATATGCAGGCACTCTTTGATCTGATTAACCATGAGCTGGACGGTAACCATGTAGACCAGCTCCGCCGGACCAGGGACGAGATGCAAAAATTTATCGCAAAAAATAACATACATAATGGAGGTATATTATGAAGCTTAACGACAAGATCTACGACGTGCTTAAGTGGGTAGTGCTTATCGCTCTTCCGGCTATAAGCGTATTTATTACTACCCTGCAGACAGCCTGGGGCTGGGATATCCCGATCGAGGCTATCACGGTTACCATTAACGCCGTGGCGCTGCTTATCGGTACACTTATCGGTATCAGCACTATTAACTACAATAAGAAAAAATAAGGAGGATTATAAAATGGCTACTATCTACGTAGGCTCCGCCCGTATCGACGAAAAGGGTACAGCGAGCGGCGGGGCAGCAGGCGACCAGAAGCAGAAGGGCACCCCGGACTACTCCGGCGAGGTATCTATGCAGCAAATGTATACCGCTTCCAAGGGCTGGTATATCTTAAGGCCTAAGAGTGAGGCACACGCGACCGCGCTCGCCAAGGCCATGACAAAATACTGTAACGACGCTAACGTCGGCTACGATCAGGGTAACCGCACCGCTATTATGAGCTATAACGGCTCCGGTAAGACAGAGTGCGACTGCTCCTCGCTGGTACGCCGCTGCATTAAAGACGCAACCGGTAAAGACGTGGGTAACTTTACCACGGCCAACGAGGCCAGCACACTGGCTAAGAGCGGTCTCTTCGAGGCACGCCAGGCTTATACGTCCCAGGCTAAGACGCCCGTATACGACGGCGACGTGCTCGTTACCCAGACTAAGGGGCATACTGTTATCGTGGTATCCGGTAACCCTCGCGGAGGAGCACCTGCACCCGCAGGATACTATCCTAAGTACGCGGGCAGTAAGACTTCTATCGTTGACGCTCTGGCAGCAGTCGGCGAGAAGGATACCTCGTTTAACCACCGCAAAAAGATCGCAGCGGCGAACGGTATAAGCGATTATACCGGCACGGCTTCCCAGAATTTAGGCATGGTAACACTGCTTAAGAAGGGCAAGCTTAAAAAGGCTTAAGGTGCCTATCGGTGTGTTAGGCACACTGTTGTCATAGGGTGCACTTCCGACTGGGTACCAGAAGCCCGGCCGCTGGTGTACCGACATAATAAGGAGGAGTCCGGCTATATGCTGGGCTCCTCTTTTTTGTTGCATTAAATAGCGATATAATGTAAGATATATCCTACGGACAGTACAGTAGTGGGCGTGTTCGGTTTCCAGCTCGGCAGGTCCACTTTTTGAGCCGTAACCGAACCCTCGCCACTTATATTGTATAGAATACGCGCCAGGTTTTTTTTTACCTCTACTCTGGCGACAAAAGTGTCGAGGAGACGGCTCTGCACCACCGGATCGGATAAGTCTCCGATCCTAAAAGAATTAAGCCAGGCTTTTATCGTGGTAGCGGTAAGGCGTGGCTTTTTTATTTCCAGTATGGCTATCTCAGCCTCCAGCTCTTCCTCCTGAGCTTCCAGCTCATTAAGGCGCTCGATCATAGCCTTACCGGCTCCGTCCTCTATCGCGGTTACCGCGTTCTTTATCTTTTTCCGTACGCCGTCCAGCTGCTTCTGGTAATTTTTAAGCGGATCCATAGCCTCCTCGCTATCCTGGACCTCCAGCACCTTAGCGGTGAGGCGTTCTATCATATCGTCGGTGAGCATATCCCTTATCGTAGCTTCGATAACGACCTGCTCCAGCTTATCTTTAGGTATGGGCTTAAGCTCCTTACAGTCTTTATTCTTACACTTATAATAATTATAGACCTTCCCCTTTTTACCGGTACCTGCGTCGGCGGTAAGCATCCGGCCGCAGTATCCGCAGAAACACTTACAACTTAACATATAATTTACCTTCGCCTTAGCAGCCGCGTTATTACGGCTCGTCTTAAAATGCTTACTGGCCTCCTTAAAGGTAGCCTCGTCTATGATCGGCTCCGCCGGTACGTCTATCCCCTGGACCGAAAATTTACCCGTATAGGCTTCGTTACGCAGCATACGATAAATAGCTCCGCTCGACATTTCCCCGCCGCGCTGGCCCGTAATACCCGCGTCAGAGAAGAGCTTTTTTATCTCCTTCGTGGTAGCTCCGGCGATATGCAGCTTAAAAGCCTCCCGTACGACTGCTGCCTTCGGCTCGTCTATTATGATATGCCTCTTCTCGTCTCTTATATATCCGACCGGAAGGCAGAAGGTCCACTCTCCGCGCTTCGCAGTCTCACGGATACCACGGGTAACCTTTTGCTTAAGATCGGCACTGTAGTACTCGGCCAGTCCCTCCAGGACAGACTCCAAGATAATACCCTCCGGGCCTTCTGGTACAGACTCCTCCGCGTAGAGCAGCTTAACGCCTGCCTTCTTAAGCTCGTGCTTATATACGGCGATATCCCGGCGATCACGTCCGAAGCGGTCCACCTTCCACACGATACAGCACTCGAACTTACCTTTTTTCGCGTCCGAGATCATACGCATAAACTCCGTACGGCCCTCGACGCTCTTACCGGATATGTGGCGATCCGCGTATACCTTTAATATCTGGATATCATTACGGGCAGCGTAGGCCTTACAGTCGGCTACCTGCCCGTCGATAGAGCGGTCCGTCTGGTGCGGGCCCTCTGAGTATCTCGCATATATTACTCCGGTCATTTTTCCATAATCTCCCTTATCTTAAGTGCGTACGCCACGATCCTCTTAGTGCTGTCGTCGGCGTGCCTCCATGCGTTAACCAGGTCTATCTCGTCCATATTAACCGCCAGATACTTATTAGCATTATCCGGTACGCTCTCGTCACCTGCAGGCTTTTCCACGCGCTCGGTAAAGCCCAGGAGATAATTAAGGTCTACCTGGTATACGTCGGCCAGTGCTTCTATGATCTCAAAGCTCGGCTTACGTATGCCGTTTTCGTACTGGGACACGGAGACTTTAGACCGTCCAAGCTTATCGGCTACCTGCTCCTGAGTCCAGCCGCGCTCCTTCCTTAGCTGTCGCATAATATCCTTAAACTCTGCCATATCTCAGCCCTCCTTATTTTGTTGTTAAACTTTTTGTAATTTTTCTATTGACAATTATAAACTATTTGTTTATTATATTCAAGTAAACATTAAGCAAACAACACAGCCACGGAGGTAAACTTATGGAAGACAAGGCAACGATCTGCGACCTGCTAAGCGTCACACTGCAGGCCACACGTAACCAGCAGGATCTTAGAAGTATCCAGTACGTGAAGAAGCCGAACGGCGACGAGCTCGCTGTACTTACCTGGGACGGCGGCGGCCAGAGGCAGGTAAACGTAACGGCGGACTCCGGTACGGCTATGATCCGGGATATTATGAAAGCGATAGACTAAGGAGGTACTTATGGGAAGCGTAATACACATACCCGCGGTAAGCTTACCGGAGACTAATCTTACAGTGCTGGAGCCTAAGAAGGAGCTCCGGGAGATTATCGATAACTACCTCGGCTCGGACGTAGCGAACCTATACGACGAGGTTATCGAGGAAGTGGAGCAGGATATCTGGGAGATAGCAGAGGAGGGAAAAGTGGATACTAAGGACTGCGATAAGAGCGTATACGATCTGATCTGCGAGCTGGCCGATACCATACCGGACTACGGAGCGCAGCAGGAAGAGTACGACAGACTTATGGACGCGATACTCATTAAGGCGGGGCGCTGGATACCGGTAACGGAGGATATACCGGATAACGAGGATATGTGCCTCGTATCATGTAAGACGCAGAAGGGCGTAAGAAGTGTTAACCGAGCCTACTATAGTAACGGCTCCTGGCACGGATCCGGATCCATGAGCGGCGTAGAAGCCTGGAGGCCTTTACCGGAGCCTTATATGGGAGGTGGTAAGTAATGACGATAGCCGGAACGGATAAAGCAGTTAGAGATCTGATAAAAGAGCACCGCGTATACGGCGCCGAGACTGTAGTTAATGCCCTGGTTAGGGCAACGATAAACGAGCTCTATATGGGTGAGGACGTACTTATAAAACTGATCCATAAGGCTTACGAAAGAGAGGAGGCGCGTTATGCGGTGGATAGTAATACCGGAAGATCCATATCTTCCGCCGAGAGAATTTAGCAGCTTAACCGCTGCAGAGGAGTGGGCCGCTGGCCTATGCTGCAGCTACGATATACAGAAAGGATAAGAAAATGGAGGACAGAAAAGAAAAGATCGGGAAGAGGATCCGAGAGATCCGAGGCGAACGCACCCAGAAAGAGTTTGGAGATCTCTTAGGCGTATCACCTATGGCCGTGTCACTATATGAGACCGGAGACCGCTTACCTGGCTATAACAATATGATCCGGATCGCGGAGCTGGGTAAGACTACAGTGCAGGATATTTTTTTTACCGATTAAGTAAACTTTAAGGGAACTTATGGAGGTGTCTATGGATGCAATTAGAGATATAGACCTTACGCTTTTAGCCCATGATATCTACCGGGCGATCTTACGAGGAGGAGATAAGGAAAATGAGGAGATACACGCTACGCGACAACCTATACAGTGCAGCCCTGGGGATAGTAATAGCGCTGGTACTTATGGTACTGCTCCGGCCGGTGTATGTGGCTGAGCAGCAGGAGAGAAAAAAGCACCAGCAGGAAGTTATAGCAGAGCTGCAGGAGGTGGAAAACGTGGACGTAAGACCGAGAGAGCCGGTTATCGTAGAGGCTGCCTATACGCAGGAGATAGCCCTGGCAGAAGCTAAGCAGGAAGTCGTAAAGATAAAAGGCGAGCCGGCGAGATTAGAGGAGCCGGTGGTAGACGAGACCGAAGTGCTGCACCTGGCGGCACTGATCCACGCCGAAGTGGGTAACCAGTCGGAAGAGAGTAAGTACTTATGTGGAGCTGTAGTACTTAACCGTATGAAGTCTCCCTACTTCGCCGATACGCTCGACGGCGTTATCTACCAGAAGGGCCAGTACGAGTGCACCTGGAACGGCGGATACGACAGAGCCCTTACCGAGTACGACGAGGTTAGCTATGAGGTGGCGCTGGATCTTCTCACGAACGGCGTACCGGACTGGATACCGGATACAGTCGTATGGCAGGCAGAGTTTAAGCAGGGCGACGGTGTATTTAAGCAGATCGGTAATACATACTACTGCTACACCAACGGCGTGCAGGATTAAAGGAGGTGGTCCTATGAGTGAATAAATTAGGAGCACTGACGAGACCGCCAGCGCCCCTATATGAAAGGAGAAAACCAATGAAGCTCCAAAACCCAACTACATTATATCACAAAGAATACGGAGGAAATGCCAAATGAAGATTACGGTTGAGTTTAACAGTCTCGACGAGATCTCCGAGTTTCAGAAGATCTACGTCGCTGGCAATAACATTATCGGGGAGTTTATCTCTGAGGAAGTTAAGAAGCAGTTAGGCAGCAGTGCTACACCGGCAGAGAAGCCTAAGAAGCCTGCAAAGAAGACTAAGGCAGAGCCCGCTCCGGAAGAAGCACCGGAAGAAGTAGAAGAGCCTGCAGAGGAAGCTCCGGAGGCGGAAGAAGCTGCAGAGGAAAGCACCGAGCAGGAGCATAGCGATACAGACCTTAAGATGCTCTTATCCGGAAAGCTTAAAGCCGGTAAGAAGGCAGAAGTTAAGGAGCTCTTCACTAAGTACGGCGTTAACTGCCTTACAGATCTTATTAAGAAGAACCCGGATAAGCTGGACGCGATCTACGCAGAAGCGGAGGAGATATAAATGCCCGCCGCGCACGCCAAGCTTAACAGCTCCGCTTCCCATAGGTGGCTTAACTGCCCCGGCTCCGTGAAGCTGTCCGAACACTACCCGAACGGCAGCAGCATATACGCGGACGAGGGCACGATAGCCCACAGTATGGCGGAGGGACTGATAAGCCAGGATAAGAAGCTTGTCGCCAAGGCTAAGAAAGAGGCTAAGAAGTTTTACGAGGAGCACCCGGAGCTTAACGGATCCGCGGAGGAAATGCTCAGGACCTTAGAGCCGTACGTGGAGTACGTAGAGGAGGAATACGCCGAGCAGGTGAAGGCCGACGCAGCAGCGCAGCTTATGACAGAGGAGCGCGTGGATCTGTCCGACTATATCCCGGGCGGCTTCGGTACCAGCGACGTGGTTATACTTCGCCAGGGCCGTCTCCACATTATCGACCTTAAGTACGGTAAAGGCGTCCAGGTATCCGCAGAGGATAACCCGCAGCTTAGGCTTTACGCCCTGGGAACTCTTAACCGCTTCGATATGCTCTACGATATCGAGTCGGTAGTTATGACGATCTACCAGCCGAGGCTCGACAGTGTAAGCACGGACAGCATACCGGCGAAGGATCTCTACAGCTGGGGCGAGGAAGTGATTAAGCCAGGCGCCCAGCTCGCGCTATCGGATAACGCTCCGGTGTGTGCAGGAGACTGGTGCCAGTTTTGTCCGGCACGATACGACTGTAAGGAACGCGCGAGGGACGCGCTGGAGACAGAGAAGTATCTTAAGAAAATGACCTTAAGCCCTTCCGATATCGGAACGATCTTAGGCAAGATAGACCGCCTGGTTAAGTTTGCGGACGACGTAAAGGCCAGCGCACTATCGAAGGCCTTAGACGGTGAGGAGATACCGGGCTGGAAGGTAGTAGAGGGCAGATCTAACCGGAAGTACTCCGGTACAGAGGAAGAGATCGTTAAGCAGTGCGAAGGCGCCGGATACGATCAGGCTCTCTTATATGAGCGTAAGCTCCTAACCATTACGGCCATGGAGAAGCTCATGGGTAAAAAGCAGTTTTCCGAGGTGCTGGGCGCCTATGTGGAAAAACCTGCAGGCAAACCGACACTCGCGCCGGAGAGTGATAAAAGACCGGCGATAACTAATAACAGTGCTGCGGAAGACTTCGCAGACGAGTAAATGACATAAGGAGGAAAAAGTCATGGGTAAAATTGTTAATGGTACTAAGGTGGTTACGGGAGAAGTTAGGTTGTCATATCTGCACGTCTTCGATAAGTATGCAGCTAACCCGGGCCAGGAGGAGAAGTATAGCGTATGCGTACTGATCCCTAAGACAGATAAGAAGACTATCGCTCTTATCCAGGAGGCTGTATCCAACGCTACCGACCTCGGCCAGAAGACTAAGTGGGGCGGTAAGGTGCCTAAAAACCTTAAGCTTCCTCTTCGCGACGGCGACGAAGAGAAGGACACAGAGGAGCAGCCGGAGTACGAGGGTATGTTTTTCCTTAACGCCTCTTCTAAGAGACAGCCCGGTCTTATCGATAGCCATAAGCAGGAGATTATCGACCGCGAGGATCTTAAGAGCGGAGACTACGGCAAGGTGTCTATTAACTTTTTCCCGTTTGCTGCATCCGGTAATAACGGTGTAGGCGTGGGTATCAATAACATTATGAAGACCAGAGACGGAGAAGCTTTAGGCGGTGTAGCTGCTTCTGCAGAGTCAGACTTCGAGGGAGAGTTTGAGGACGAGGACGGCTTACTTGACTAAGGAACCGCTGGAGCTGGGTATCGATATCGAGACCTATAGCTCCGTAGACATAAAGAACGGGGCCTACGCTTATAGCGAGGCTCCGGACTTTGCGGTCTTACTTTGCGCTTATAAATTCAGTGACGAGGATAAGATACGGCTTATCGATCTTACAGAGAATAGCCCCGAAGACCATAGCCGCTTCTGGGAAGCTCTTACGGATCCTACCGTAATTAAGACAGCGTATAACGCTAACTTCGAGCGTACGTGCCTGGCTAAGCACACCGGCGAAACAATGCCCGCCGAAGAGTGGCGCTGTACTATGATCCTCGCGGTGCAGTTAGGTCTCCCTCGATCACTTGCTGCAGTCGGCCCGGCTTTAGGGCTTGCTGAGGAAGAGCAGAAAAAGAAGACCGGCGCGGCGCTGATCCAGTACTTCTGTAAGCCATGCAAACCGACCAGAAGCAACGGCGGCCGCACACGTAACTTACCTATGCACGCTCCGGAGAAGTGGCAGCTCTTTAAGGAGTACAACGTCGGCGACGTAGCCACGGAGCAGGCAATACTTAAGAGACTGAGAGACTTTAGACCGGACGAGAGCGAGCAGGACCTCTGGACGCTCGACCAGGAAATTAACGACAGAGGCGTGCTACTGGATATCCCTATGGCTACCTCGATAGTAGCCTTCGATACAGAGAGAAGCGAAGCGCTTAAGGAAGAGGCCCGGGAGATCACCGGACTGGATAACCCTAACAGTATCGCGCAGCTTACTCCCTGGTTAGCTGAGAACGGTGTAAAGGTCTCCTCACTTACCAAAGACGTAGTAGCAGAGCTTTTAGCGCGTGAGGACCTGCCGGCAGACGTCCGGAGAGCTTTAGAGATCCGGCAGACGGTAAGTAAGACCAGCGTTAAAAAGTATCAGACCATGCTGGATATAGCCGGGCATGATGATAGGGCCCGCGGTATTATGCAGTTTTACGGCGGCCATACCGGGCGCTGGGCGGGCAGATCTCTGCAGCCGCAGAACCTTGCTAAGAATACAATGCCAGACGAAGAGCTGGATATGGCGCGGAGCTTCGTAAAAGAGCACGACTTCGAGAGCTTAGAGCTTATCTTCGGAGAGCCCGCTCCGGTCTTCTCGCAGTTAGTACGTACCGCTTTTATCCCTTCACCGGGTAACCGCTTCGTAGTAAGCGACTTCTCGGCAATAGAGGCCCGCGTTATCGCGTGGATCGCCGGAGAGGACTGGCGCCTGGACGTCTTCCGTAATAACGGCGATATCTACTGCGAGTCTGCCAGCCGTATCTACCACGTACCGGTGGAGAAGCACGGCGTTAACGGTGAACTCAGGCAGCGCGGCAAGGTGGCCGAGCTTGCTCTCGGTTACGGCGGATCCGTGGGAGCTATGAAAAGTATGGATACTACCGGATCAGTACCGGAAGAGGAAATGGCCGGTATAGTGAGACAGTGGCGCGCAGAGTCGCCCGCTATAGTCCGTATGTGGAACGACTGCCAGAAGGCAGCAGTCGCAGTTATAACCGGACGACAGCCCCGGAGAGTATGCAGATCACTGCAGGGCACCGAGTTTTACCTTAAGTACGTGGACGGCACGCCGGTATTATTTATCCAGCTGCCAAGCGGACGCCCGATAGCCTTCTGGAGCCCTATGGTTATGGAGACCGAAATGGGCCCACGTATAACCTATATGAACCAAAACCAAACTACCCGAAAATGGGAGCGCACCGAGACCTACGGAGGGAAGCTTACCGAGAATATCGTACAGTCCGTAGCGCGTGACTGCCTGGCCGAGAAAATGAAAATACTGGAGAGCCAGGGCTATAAGATCGTCTTCCACGTGCACGACGAGCTCATACTCGACGTACCGCGCGACGATAAGAACGCTGCTAAGCTGGTGGACGATATCATGGGTGCAGAGATCGACTGGGCGCCTGGCTTGCCACTGCAGGGAGGTACTTACGAGTGCGACTTCTATAGGAAGGATTAAGTAATGATAACAGTGTTTAAGTCACAACTAAACACGGCACTACCGGGACACCAAAACCCAGAGCCCCGGAAGAGACGTACAGCGACCGACGACTTTAGCCGGATCTTTAAGGAAGAGTGCCGGAAGCTTGACGAAAAGGAGGATAACAATGGAGATATTAAAGATCCAAAACAACTTAATAAAGGCGGCAGAGGCCCGGGACCTTACCGGGGACGAGCGGTACTTTAAGGACTATAAGTACTACGAGGACGATAAGGCCGTCTACATGATAGACAGAGCTATCGCGGTATATATCATACCGAAGCGCCTCTTTTACCTGGATATCGATAAGGTATTTAGCCAGGCGCCTACCAACATTAAGAAAATGATAGACGACGCGAGGTACGCGGAAGACCTCGCGGATACCGAGACAGAGAAAACCTGGGGTAATAGGGATACGGTGCATATCTTCGCAACGGCAGCAGGCGACCAGATCTACCTGGATAAGAAGCTGCTTAAGTATCACAAGCTCCCAGAGTGTACCTTTAAGGGTACTAAGCGTAATTACCCCGTTTATATATACGAAGAGGATCTGCTTACTGCAGTAGTTCTTCCGGTTAATTATAGGTAGGAGGTGCTGCAGATATGAAGAACACACTTACCGACCTTAATAACTATCTCTTCGAGGCGCTGGAGCGCATTAACGACGACGAGCTGGACGAAGAGGGACTTAATAAGGAGCTTAAGAAGTGCGACGCCACGGTTAAGATCGCGGATAAGATCATACAAAACGGCGAGCTGTCGCTTAAGGCCATGCAGCACATGGACGCTTACGGCCTTACAAAGGAAGACGTAAGCCTGCCGCCTATGTTAACCGCTGAGAAGTCATAGAGGAGGTGTAGTAAATGCCATGGAAATACCCGCAAGAGGTCCACGACTTCGTTAAAAAGTGGGCGCCGAAGCTCAGGGACGACGATCTGGCCGAGGCGTGTAATAAAGAACTCGGTACGAGCTTTACCGCTCAGAGTATAAAGGCCTTCCGTGGTAACCATGGTTACCGGAACGGGAAAAAGCAGTGGACTAAGGAGGAATACTGGAAGTACCAGAAGAGATACCCGCAGGGTATGTATGAGTTTGTACGGGATAACTCCTGGGGCGTGAGCTCCAAAGATATGGCCGCTATGGTTAATGAGAAGTTTGGTACAGACTTTAGCGCTACCATGATGAAACAATTTAGACAGCGCCACGGTATTAAGTCCGGTGTTACCGGCTGGTACCAGAAGGGGCACCCGCCCGGCAATAAGGGCAAAAAGCTGGAGGAGTACGTCGGAGAGAAACGTGCTGCAGAGATTAAGCAGCGGATCGCGCCTACCCAGTTTAAGAAGGGCGAGCGGCCGGTTAATGAGATGCCGGTAGGTACTATCGTAGTCAACTCCGACGGCTATAAGCTCCGTAAGAAGCAAATGGAGGGTACTATCTGGGAGCGCTGGGAGTTTCTGCACCGGGCAGTATGGGAGGAGCATAACGGACCGATACCGGAGGGCATGGTAGTAACCTTTAAGGATACTAATAAGCTTAACTGCGATATCGATAACCTTATGCTTATCACCAAGGGAGAAAACGCAGCCTTAACGGGTTACGGTTACAGATCCTCCGATCCGGATCTTACCGAGGCCGGACTTAAAGTAGTGAGACTTAAGAAGGCAATAAAAGAGAAAAGGAAGGGGCAAAAGCATGGAAGTACTAAGCCTTAATTTAGAAGAGAGAACCGTGCAGGGCTTAAAAAATGATCCTGAGCTGTGGATAAGCGTAGGTAAGTCCAGATACTCGACTGCATGGAAAAATAAGCGTATGCGCTGGTCCGCTCTGCTCGGTCGTTTGAAAAATGCGACCATGACGCAGGAGACGCAGGCCGAGTATCTGAAAATGTCAAAAGGAGAGCAGGATAAGATAAAGGACGTCGGCGGCTTCGTCGGCGGCACCTTATCCAACGGCCACCGGAAGAGCGAGACGGTAAAGGCCCGCTCCCTTATTACCTTCGATCTCGACTTTGCTCCTACCGATCTGGTAGAGACCATGCAGCTGGAGGCTCCTTATGCCTGGGCGATCTACTCGACGCACAAGCACAAGCCGGATAAGCCCCGCCTTCGTCTTATCATACCGCTGGATAGGAACGTAACCCCGGACGAGTACGAGGCCATAAGCAGGAAGCTGGCGAGCGATATAGGTATGGACTACTTCGATAGCACTACCTTCCAGCCGAGCCGCCTCATGTACTGGCCGAGCTACTCCCTGGACGGCGAGTATATCTTCGAGTATAACGACGGGCCGAGCCTCGTAGTCGATAAGGTGCTCGAGACGTACCCGGACTGGCACGACGTATCGTACTGGCCGTTATGTAAGGACGAGATTAAGGTCCAGAAGAGTAAAAAAGAGAAGCAGCAGGATCCGACGAAAAAGCCCGGAGCTGTAGGAGTATTCTGCAGGACTTACGACGTGCCTGCTGCCATAGCGAAATTTTTACCGGATACCTACCTTAAGACAGATAAGGACGACAGATATACATACGCCCAGGGCTCGACCTTCGGCGGCATGGTTATCTACGACGACGGCCTCTTTTGTTATTCAAACCACGGAACCGATCCGGCGCGCGGGCAGGATCTTAACGCCTTCGACCTGGTACGTATACATAAGTTTGGATCTGAGGACGACGACCTGGAGAAGGACGTACCGGCGAACCGTATGCCAAGCTATAAGGCTATGGTCGATATGGTTAGCCAAGATCCGGACTGTATCGCAACATACGACGCGGAGCGTAGCAGCTCTGCAGCGGAGGACTTCGCGGACGAGGAAGCGGATCCGGAGGGCGGCAAAAAGAAAAAGGACTGGAAGGCCAAGCTCGCACGATCTAAGACTATGGAGGTAGAGAAGACGATACCTAACCTCGACCTGATCTTTAAGCATGATACTGGGCTGCGCGGGATCCGCTTTAATGAGCTTACCGGCTTTATCGAGATAAAGGAGCCGGTGCCATGGAAGAAGGACGTAGGCGAGTGGAAAAACGCAGACGACAGCGGACTTAGTATTTACCTGGCTAAAAACTACACGGCCTTTAAGCGCCAGGATATGGTCGACGTACTTACCCAGACGGCTATGGACCGAAAGTTTAACCCGATAAAGGACTATCTGGGAGATCTTCCAGAGTGGGACGGAGTACCGAGGGTAGAGACTCTCTTTATAGATTACCTGGGCGCTGAGGATAACGCCTATACGCGCGAAGTAGCGAAGCGCTGGCTCTTAGCTGCAGTAAGTCGTATCTATACGCCCGGCTGTAAGTTTGATTACGTGCCGGTGCTCTCCGGGCCTGCCGGTATCGGTAAGAGTACGCTGGCTGCTAAGCTGGGTATGGACTGGTTTAGTGATAGCTTATCGCTGGAAGATATGAAGGATAAGACGGCCTCCGAAAAGATCCAGGGCGTCTGGATAATGGAGATCGGAGAGCTTAAGGGTATGCGTAAGGTCGACGTAGAGAGCGTTAAGGGCTTTATCAGTCGCCAGGTAGACAGATATCGCCCGAGCTACGGGCGTACAGTAGAAGATCACCCGAGACTTACGGTATATATCGGAACCAGTAACGCGGAGGACTACTTAAGAGATATAACCGGTAACCGTCGCTTCTGGCCTCTTCCGGTATCCGGACAGACGAAGAAAAAGCCCTGGGATATTACCGGGGAGGAGATAGCGCAGATCTGGGCGGAAGTGCTCTTTTACTATAACGAAATGGGCGAGACGTCGCTTATCTTATCTAAGGAAGCGGAGAAGATCGCGGAAGAGAAGCAGCTGGAAGCTTTAGAGGACGACGAGCGCAGCGGACTTATCGAAGAGTATCTTAATCGCCTGCTGCCGGATAACTGGAAAGATATGGATAGATCAGAGCGCCTCTTCTGGCTGAATGATGATAAGAACGAAGGCACCCAGGAGCGTACGCAGGTATCCGTTATGGAGATCTGGTCGGAGTGCTTCCGTAATAAGCCTTCTGATAAGAAGAGAGCCGACTCGGACGATATTACGAAGATGCTCTTACGCCTCGGCTGGAAGCGTGGCGGTACTATGAGAGCCGGCTGCTATGGAAGACAGAGGGCCTTCGTAAAAAGTGGTAACCAGGAGCACTAATTTTGGTAACTTGTCAACCAGCGTTTTTTAATGGCTATAAAGTGCCTGGTTACCGGTTGACACCCTTAGTTGACAGACCGAGCATAGCGGAAGCCTTGAAAATACGGCGTTTTCCCGATTTTGTCAACTTGTCAACCAGTATTTCTATAAAAGGATACAGATATATGTAAATACGCATATAAAACACGCATATACGCATATATACGCGCGCGTGTGTGCACGTTACCGCGCGTCAGGAGGATAAGAGGATGCTGGAAAAAGAAGTAGAGAAGATCCTCGTAAAAGGAGTTAAGCGTCTCGGCGGCTGCGCCTATAAATGGGTGAGCCCTGGTAAGGACGGGGTACCGGATAGGATCGTGGTACTACCGGGCGGGTTAATCTGGTTTGCTGAGTTAAAGACGGATACGGGCAGGGTATCGCCGCGGCAGGAGTACCAGCTTAGTTATCTTAAAAGCTTAGGCCACAATACTATCGTATTACGAGGGGAGACAGAAGTGCGGGAGTTTTTAGCCGCACTGGAAAAGGAGGTGGCAGCAGGTGAAGTTTAAGCCACACGACTACCAGAAGAGAGCCATAGACTTTATACTGCAGCATAACGCTGCCGGGCTCTTTTTGGAAATGGGACTGGGTAAGACAGTCATAACATTAACGGCGATCGAGTACCTGATCTATAACGCCATGGACGTAAGCCGCGTCCTGGTTATCGCGCCGCTGCGTGTGGCGGAGGATACCTGGAGCCGAGAGAGTAAAAAGTGGGATCACTTAAGCGGCCTTACCATATCGAAGATCTTAGGATCCACGGCGAAGCGCCGGAAGGCCCTGGAGGCCGACGCGGATATCTACGTAATTAACCGGGAGAACGTAGTCTGGTTAGTGGAGGAGCTGGCGAGGAATAAAACCCGGTGGCCGTTTGATATGGTCGTGATCGACGAGCTTAGCAGCTTTAAGTCGGCGAGCTCGAAAAGATTTAAGGCACTTAAGAAGGTCCGGCCGTTAATAGATAGGATCGTAGGCCTAACCGGTACGCCTGCTGCCAACAGTCTTATGGACTTATGGGCGGAAATGTACTTACTGGATCGCGGGGAGCGTTTAGGAGCTACCCTTACCGGTTATAGGCAGAACTACTTTAAGCCGGGCTGGGGTAACGGCATGATCGTCTATAAATGGGACGCGAGGCCCGGAGCACTTAAGGCCATAACGAAGAAGATCGGCGATATCACTATGAGCATGAGAGCCGAGGATTATATCACCTTACCGGATCGGATAGATACGACGGTAAGCGTAGTCCTGGAGGATAAAGCCCTTAAGAAGTATAGGGAAATGGAGCAGAGAAGCCTCTTAGAGCTGGAAGACTCCGAGGTAGTGGCCCTGGATGCTGCTGCCGTTATGTCGAAGCTCTTACAAATGGCTAACGGTTTTATCTATACCGAGGATCACGAGGCGGTGTTTATACATAAAGCGAAGCTGGAAGCTCTGGACGAGATCATAGAGGCAGCAGACGGTCCGGTCTTAGTCTTTTATAACTTCCAGGCGGATAAAGAGACACTACTGGAGCACTATCCGGAAGCGACGGAGCTTACCGAAAAGACGATAGGCGCGTGGAACGACGGTAAGGTTAAGATCCTTATCGCGCACCCTGCCAGCGTGGGCTACGGCCTTAATCTGCAGGAGGGCGGGCATATTATCGTCTGGTACGGACTGCCGTGGAGCTTAGAGCTGTATCTGCAGGCTAACGCGCGACTGCATAGGCAGGGGCAGAAGCTTCCGGTCTTAATATATCACCTTACCGCGGAAGGTACGGTGGACGAGCAGGTGCTTAAGAAGCTGGCGACGAAGGACGTAACCCAGCGGGCACTTATTGAAATACTAAAAGACAGAAAGGGGTAGGTAAATGGCAAACAGCGAAGGCTATCCGGATCCTACAGCCGAAAAAGCCATGAGAAATTACGAAAAGAAAAAGACCTTAGCGCGTAAGACCATAGTAACACTGCAGAACGTAGCGCATTTAGCGGGGTTTGACATTGTAGGGAAGATCAGATTAAGAGAGCATGATACCGGAAGGGAGTGGAAGTAATGAAGCAGAGATTATATTTAAGCGGGCCGATAACCGGAGTACCTAACTACATGGATATTTTTAACCGGGCGGAGGCCGTACTGGTGAGAGCCGGATACCAGGTAGTTAACCCGGCTAATATGTGCTACGTGCTTAACTCAGAGGCGAGCCACGAGGACTACATGAGAGTAGATATGGAAATGCTGCGTATGTGCGACGTGCTGGTGCAGCTTCCAGGCTGGCAGAACTCTATAGGGTGTAACCGTGAGTATGGCATGGCACTGGAGCGAGATATGGTTATTTTAGATTATGCAGTTTTTACGGAGGTTAAAGATGCTTAAGAGTGAGATCTATGACAAGCTTAACGGTCCTGGGCGAGTCCGTATTAAGCTGGTGATTAAAAAAGCCCAGATCGAGGACCTGCACTTAATGATGTTACCGGGTGGGATCCGGTACGATAAAGATCAGGTGCAGACGTCTCCGTCGGATCCTATGCTGCGCTTCGTGGAGAAGCTTAGCGATCTGGAGGAGGAAATGCGTAAACTGGAGCACGCATATACCAAGTACTACGAGGAAGTGGAGAGCATGGCCGGAGAGCTGAGCGACGACAAAATGCAGGAAGTAATTATACTCCATTACCTGGCAGGTAAGAAGGTAAAGGATATAGCGGAGCTTATGGGCTATACTGAGGGCTGGGTTAGGAAGCTGGAAAGAGAAGCCATAAGAGAGCTCGAAAAAGTAGTACCTAAAAATCACTAAAAATCACACAAAAAACTATTGACTTTCGGGGTATAAGTAGTAAAATGGTATGCAGGAGGATTGGGTAAATACCCAGTCCTCTTTTGCGTATCCGCAAATACCCGGAGGTGATACCGTGCTTAAGTCGTGTAAATATTGCGGCCGTATACATAAGGCTGGGTATGTATGTAGTATGAAGCCTAAGAAAAGGGCCTACGACTACTCAGATCGGGAGGTATGGAAGTTTAGGCACGGAGAAGCGTGGAAGGTAAAGGCTGAGCAGATTAAAGAGCGGGACGGTTGGCTGTGTCGCTGCTGCCTCAGTAAGAAGGTGATTAACTATACTAAGTTAGAGGTGCATCACATTGTACCTTTAGCCGAGGACTTAAGCTTAAGACTTGACGACGATAATTTGATTACACTTTGTAGAGTTTGTCACGAAGAAGCAGAGAAGGGAAAAATTACAAGAGAGGAGCTTCGAGGGATGCTACCAGAAGAGCGCGGCGTGCCGTGTCTCTAATATCCCCCCGGAGGCTCCTTACTTTTTGCTCCTTCCTCTTCCCGACGG